GGCCTGGCGTCATCCTTGAATCAGACAACCCGATTCCTGTGGAAGCTGCCGAGCAACTGCGGCAGAACTGGGAGCGGATTCACCGAGGCAGCGATCGTGCATTTCGCACATGCGTCCTGCCTAATGGTGTGAAGGCTCACGAGTTGAGCGGCAGCAACGAGGCGGCACAGTTTCTGGAAACTCGGCAATATCAAGTCATCGAGATTTGCCGTGCCTTCCGAGTGCCACCGCACATGATTCAGGACTTGACTCGCAGCACCTACAGCAACATCGAAGTGCAAGGCACCGAGTTTGTTCAGCACTGCCTGTTGCCGCATCTGAAGCGATGGGAGGCGGCAATCAGCCGTGACCTCATCACTGACGACGAACGATACTTTGCCGAGCATAGCGTCAGCGGATTGCTCAGAGGCGATCACGCAAGCAGAGCGTCCTACTACGTTTCAGCGTTGCAGAATGGCTGGATGACGATAAACGAGGTGCGGCAGCTTGAGAACCTGAACCCCATCGGTGCAGAAGGCGACCAGCACTACATCCAGCTCAACATGCAGACGCTGGAGGACATGGACAGCGAGCCGCAGCCTGAGCCTGCACCTGCCGCCGAAGAGACGCCGCCAGAGCCGCAGGAAGACGCACCACAGGCCGAGGAGGGAACAGATGCCGTGGACGGTTGAGCAATCCGCAGAGTGTCCAGAATCGCGTCCCTGGGCCGTCGTGAAGGATGCCGACGGCAGCGTTGAGGGATGCCACGCCACTGAGGCAGACGCCAACGCTCAGCTCGTGGCACTGAACATCGCAGAGGCCGAGGGACGTGCCTACGAGTCGCTGGATTTCAAGCCGCCGCAAGGCGTGCGAGAGGCCGCTGCTCAGGGGTTAGAGTGGCGGCGTGAGTATGGCAGAGGCGGCACTGCGATTGGTATTGCTCGTGCCAGGGACTTGGCAGGTGGTCGCAACATCTCGCCAGAAACAGCACGCCGCATGAAAGCGTATTTCGACAGGCACGAGGTAGACAAAGAAGGCCAAGGTTGGAGCCCTGGAGAGCCAGGCTACCCTAGCAGCGGGCGCATTGCCTGGTATCTCTGGGGCTCTGACGCTGGCCGTTCCGGGGCCAATAAACTTGTGCGGCAGATGAATGCCGAAGATGAAGACAGGAGCGAAAGCATGGACAATCTAGAGCGACGATTTCTGGAAGTCGCAGACGCCGACGAGCTGGCAGTCGAGCCGAGAGCCAACGGCCAGACTTCCATTGTTGGATATGCCGCAGTCTATAACCGGCTGAGCCTGGACTTGGGTGGCTTCCGAGAGGAAATCCTGCCTGGTGCATTCGACAAGATTCTCAACCGCCAGCGTGGCAAGGCTGACGTTGTTGCTCTGTTCAACCACGACAACAACATCGTTCTAGGCCGCACGAGCAGCGGCACGCTGGAACTAAGCAGCGATACCAAAGGTCTGCGGTATGTGGTGACGCCACCAATGAGCCGCCAGGATGTGGTTGAGCTGATTTCGCGTCGTGACGTGTTTGGCAGCTCGTTCGCGTTTACGCTTGATCGCAAAACTGGCGAAAGCTTCCGGCAGACAGAGGACGGCAAGACGATTCGCCAGGTGCGAGAAGTCAGCGGCCTCTATGACGTTGGGCCAGTGCTGACGCCTGCATATCCAGCCAGTTCCTCTGCCGTTGCGATGCGTTCCTACAAGGCATGGCTGGCAGAGCAGAACCCTGAGCAAGTCATTGAAGAGGTGGCCGCACGTTCGCAGGTGCGTGACGCTGCTGCCGCCTGGGCCTTGAGGCTGCGAAATGTCTGAGCCGAAGTGCGGCAAGTGCGGTGCGAAGATGGTGACACGTTCTAGCCGTTCCATCGGTTCAGAAACGCAGCGGTATGTTAGGTGCAGGCGGTGCGGTGCCACGGCGACGGTTGTTGTAAAAACAACACTTTTTGACTTCAGGCACTGCAAGTCTGCTGCGTCTGGCAAATAAGTTTTGGTATATCGAACTGGCGGCATGTCGCCGCAGCTAGGAGAACAAAAAGCATGGACAAGCTGAAGAAGCTGCAAGACGAGGCGGCAGAAGTCGCTGATCGCATCGATGCGGTGCGTGGTATGGAGCTTGATAACGATTCCGATATCAAGGCTCGTGATATGGAACTCGAAGGCCTGGTGGCTCGTGCCGAGTCGCTTGCCAAGGAAATCGACTTTGAGAAGCGGATTGCAGATAGTGCTGCCAATCTGCGAAGCGTTGTCGATCGTTGCACACCAGCACCTGAGCCGGTTGCCAAGGAAGAGCGTGCCGAGGTTCGCATTGAGCCAGCACCATTCCGTGGCCGTCTGCGTGCATTCGACAATCACGAGGCTGCCTACCGTTGCGGCCAGTGGCTTGCAGGCACATTCCTTGGCGATCAGAACGCCAAGCGGTGGTGCCTGGACCACGGCGTTGAAGCTCGTGCGATGGGCGAAAGCACGATGGCTGGCGGTGGTTTCGCCGTGCCAGAGGAAATGTCATCGGCCATCATTAGAAACGTCGAGCAGTACGGCGTGGCTCCCTCTGCGATGCAGCAGGTGCCGATGTCGTCTGACACGCTGCTGGTTCCGAAGCGGCTGACCGGCGTGACCGGATACTGGGTTGGCGAATCGTCTGAGATTACAACCAGCGACCCGACCGGTACTCAGGTGCAATTAGTAGCCAAAAAGCTTGCATGCGGCACGAGGGTAGCAAACGAGCTACTCGCTGATTCCATCGTCTCAGTTGCTGATTGGCTCGTTCAAGAGTTTTCGCTTGAGCTTGCCAAGAAGATCGACGAGGCACTGCTTGGCGACGGCGACGGCACCAGCACCTACGGTGGAATGCAGAGCATCACCACCAAGATTGACGACGGCACTCACACTGCCAGCGTTGTCGATGCCGCTGCTGGGAACGATTCGTTTGAAGACCTTGACCTGGCTGACTTCAGCAAGGCTCTCGGTGCACTGCCTCGCTACGCTCTCGGTGGTGCTGCCTGGTACATTTCGCCTGCTGGATATCACGCCTCAATCGAGCGTCTCCAAATGGCTGGTGCTGGCAGCACAGCAGACATCGCTGCCGGTGGCGTGCCAAGGTTCCTTGGCCTTCCTGTCGTGCAGACGCTCGTCATGGACAGCACACTCGGCACCGATGCTGGTGTTGTGAAGGTGCTTGTCGGTGACGCTGCTCTGGCTGGCATCTACGGCGTGCGGAATCAGGTAAACATCCGCAGCACCGTTGACGAGTACGCTCGTTATGACCAGACGGCCTGGTACGCCACGCTGCGTGTTGACGGCAACTGGCATTCGCTTGGTGACACCAGCGAGGCTGGCCCAATGATTGCACTCAAGACCACCGCCTGAGCATAAGGAGAACCAGAAGAAATGAACGCTCTCGAAGGTAGCAAGACCGCAGCCAAAGTGTCGAATGGTGACATTGCAACCAATGCAACGCACCAGCACTCAATCGACACGATTGGTTTCAACTACGCCAGCATCGACGTGTGCTTTGAGCCTGTCGTTGCTGCTGGCACAAACTCGGCCGTCGCCGTGGCTCTGAAGCTGCAAGAAGGTGACACCACGTCGAGCTACAGTGACGTGACCGGCTACGTTGGCGGCACAAGCTTCACCATCCCAACGCCGTCGGCAACGTCCGACACGTCGGTGGTGCGGTTCAATGTCGATATGCGTGGCCGCAAGCGTTACCTAAATGTGTATGCCACGCCAAACGCTGCGAGCCCTGTGGTTTCCGTGGCTCGTCTTGGCAAGCCAGAGGAGTCGCCAGTGGCTGCCTCTGCGGCTGGCGTTGATGTGTTCGTGAGTGGCTGATACTTGACGCTCACGACATATTAACTATCAAGGATGGCCGGGCAGGGAGGCCCAACTCCCGCCCGGCCATTTCCTTTGGAGTTGTGCATATGCTCGTCAAGGTGGGCGACAGCCGTGTTGATGTGCGAGTCGAGGCGGTTCTCAGCGTTCCACGCCTAGGATTCAACGACAACTTTTTCACATGGGCTCAGGCTTTGATGCCGCTGGGCATTCGGCCTACCAAAGTCACCGGCGCATTCTGGGGACAATGCCTTCAGAGAGTGCTAGAGCAGTTTGTAGACGATGCTGAGTATTTGCTCACGATCGACTACGACACGTTTTTCACTCAGGCAGACGTTGAGCATCTGCTTGCTCTCGCTATGACGTTTCAGTGCGACGCGATCACTGGATTGCAGACAAAGCGAGAGGACGGCAGGCCGATGCTGACGATGCTCGACACGCTGGACAATCCACCGCAGGAAGGGAATACCGAGGTGCCTCGCTCTTGGTTCTCGGCACCTGTGCAGCAGGTGGACTCGGCACACTTTGGCTGCACGTTCATCAGCACCGCAGCACTCAAGCGGTTACCAAAACCGTGGTTTCAAGGACTGCCAAACGACAAAGGCGAGTGGGGCGATGGCCGAGTGGATGACGACATCTTCTTCTGGCGTCAGTGGAAGAAGGCTGGCAACCGCCTGTTCGTCTCGCCTCGTGTCATTCTTGGGCATGGCGAGTACATGGTGACTTGGCCTGGCGAGTCGCTTGGCAAACCAGTGCACCAGCACGCTACAGATTTCTGCACACACATGACACCGCCGGAAGGCGTCTGGAGGGTTGAACCATAATGCGAGTAGAGTTTGTGAAGAGCTTTCGCGGGTATCGACGTGGCGATACAACGCAGATGGGAGATGGCGAGGCCAATCTGCTAATCGCTCGTGGCATCGCCAAGGTGCAGGAACAGACTGAGTTTCTGGAAACCGCGACGGCAGAGCCTGAGACGCGAACAGCAGCAGTCAAGCGAACGAGGAGACGGCGACGTGCGATACCGCAGCCTGACGACTGAGACGGCACCGGCTGTTGAGCCTGTCAGCGTGTCAGAGGCAAAGGAGCATCTGCGAGTAGATATCAGCGACGATGACACCTACATCGGCTCGCTAATCACAGCGGCTCGCAAATACTGCGAGGAGTACCTAGACAGGGCTCTAGTCTCGCAGCAGCTCACGATGCGGATGGATACGTTTCCTTATGAGTTTGAGTTGCCACGTCCACCGATGGCGACGAGTGGCACGCTGACTGCCACCACTGTGACATACGCTCTCGATCCTGGCAGCTCAGGGACGGCCACGCCGACGACGGCAACGCTCTCAGCGTCAAGCTACCGTGTCGATAGGGATGCCACGCCTGGCCGCATCCGCACCGTCTATAACGGCACCTGGCCTAGCCACCTTACTGATCCAAACGCCGTGACAGTGACGTGGTGGGCTGGCTACGGTGCTGCTGGTTCTGATGTGCCGCAGGCGATACGCCACGCCATGCTGATGCTGATCGGACATTTATACGAAAACCGCCAGGCTGCCGTAGCCACGGGAGCAGTGCCGCAGGATGTTCCGTTTGGCGTCAAGGCTTTGCTAGATACTTGCAAGTGGGGTTCCTACGCATGATCCTGCCAGGCCAGATGCGTGAGCGAGTTACTGTGCAGCAACCTGCTCGCAGCACATCCGATCTTGGTGAATCGCAACTAACTTGGACGACATACGCAACTCGCTGGGCCAGCGTCGAGGGCGTCAGTAGCCGCGAGGCTTTGCAGTACGGCCAGCAGCAGTTTGAAGTGACGCACAAAGTGCGGATTCGGTATCTCGACGGCCTTACCAACCAGATGCGTTTGCAATGGAGAAGCCGCACGTTGGATGTAGTAAGCGTGTTAGAGTACGGCAACCGCAGCGAACACGTTTTGATTTGCCAAGAGCAGGTAGCGTAATGGCAGTAGAAATGGAAATCGCTTGGCCGAAACTTGATGAGTTGCAGCGTGCATTCAAGCTGCTGCCAAACAACATCGCTGCCAAGCATATGGCGGCAGCATTAGGCCGTGCTATTAAACCTACCTATACGCTCATAAGAAAGCTGACGCCTCGCGGACCTACAGGCAATCTAAAGAAGGCCGTTCGCAAGAAGACCAAGCGATATCCAAAGGACGGCTCTGGCGTTGCTGTTGCTGGGTATACGAAGCCACCACGAGGGAAGGTTGAATCGGACAGGAAAAGCAACGAGCGAGGATATCACGCACACTTTGTTGAAAAAGGCACGAAGCTTCGCCAGACAAAAGGCCGCGTAGCATCTTCCTATAACTCACGTCTTCCATTTAGTATCGTGCGGCGTCGAAATGGAAAGCTAGTGACAAAGCCGCGACTGCCAAAGGCGTTCCTTAAAAGTGCTGAAGCTGGCGAGAACGTCAAGCTTGGCAGGATGCCTGTTGGTGGACGCCGAGGAAAGCCGCCGATCGAAACTGCCTACAAGCAGACGAAATCAAAGATGGAGCAGGACACCCGCAAGGAAATGTCAGCGGCCATTGCTAAGGCCACTAAAGAAATGGCTGGGCCTTTTAGAGGGTAGTTCGCAAATGGCAGTCAGATATCCCGACAAAAATATCCGCAACGCTCTGATTTCTGACGCCAACGTGGTGCAGTACGTTGGGCATCGTGTGTTCGCACAGTATGCGTCACCAGACGATGCGTTGCCGTTTATCGTGACCAGACGCACCGGCACTGAACGTGAGCAGGCATTTCA